ACTCCTGACTTAGATACTTCTTCAAATATTGAAATTGCTAAAGGAGATACATATACAGTTACTGCTGATGGTTTATTCTTTACTGAGCAAGTTCGTATTGGTGATGTTATTATTGCTGAAACAGCTATAGCCGCTTCAACTGGTGGTACTTTAGCGGACTTTACAATTGTACAGTCTAATGTTGATTTAGCAACAGCAGCAGCAACAGCTGGGGCTGCAGTTAAAGGTATTTCGGGCTATGATTCAGCAGACTTCTCTGTATCATCAGGTTTTGTATCTTTAGCCACTAAAACATATAAAGCTTCTATTGGGGGAGCTACTTCAATTGCTGTTACTCACAATTTAGGAAGCGAAGATGTAATTGTACAGCTATTTGACAATACAACTAAAGATACTGTTTATGCAGATGTTGTAAGAACAAATGCTAATACAGTAACCATTGATTTTGCAACCGCACCAGCTGCAGCAGCAATTAGAGTATTGATCACTAAAATAGACTAAAAATAAACTATGGCAAGTCGTTATTTAAATAATATAACAATAAACGACGCCTATACATTACCATCTACTGATGGAACTAATGGGCAGGGAATAGTAACTGACGGTGCCGGAAATTTAAGTTTTCAGGATTTAGCATCAGCAACCGCTACTTCTGCATTAAGTATAGTTTTAACTGTTAAGAATGTATCAGGCGGTTCACTTAGCCCTGGAACTTTAGTAAGAGTAGCTCCAACAGCTACACCTCCATCTGGCAATGTTTTAGAAGTTGATATTGCAGATAATTCATCTGCATCTACAATGCCTGCTATTGGTATAATAACAGATACTATTGCTGATCAAGCTGAAGGTAATTGCGTTGCTTTTGGTGCAGCTTCAGGCTTTTCTACATCAGGCTATACCGAGGGAGATCCTATATGGGTTGGAACAAGTGGTGCGTTTACAGGTACAAAGCCAACAGGTACTGCTTTAATACAAAGAGTAGGGCAGGTAATAAAAATACATCCAAGTAATGGTAGTATTGAAGTATTCGGAGCAGGTAGATCAAATGATGTTCCGAATATTCCACAAGACCAATTATGGCTTGGTAATTCAAGTGGTGTAGCAACAGCAACAGCTCATACTGTAGAAAACATATCTAATGTAACGGTATCTTCTAAAACAGATGGGCAAGCATTAGTATGGGATGCTGCAAATAACTATTGGAAAAATGGTAATGTAGCGTCAGGTGGTGGTGGCGGAGTAGAGCTTTCTATTGAAAGAAATGTATTTACCGCTACAGCTAATCAAACAGCATTTACAATATCATCCGCTATAACAGCATCAAGTAATACACAAGTTTATATTGATGGTGTATATCAAGCTAAAAGCAATTATACAACAAGCGGATCAACAATAACATTTTCAACTGGAGTTCCAGCTGGATCTGAAGTAGAAGTAATCCATTTTATATCTGTATTATCAAAAGTATATACAGATACATTCACTGGGGACAATACTACAGTCAATTTCACAGCTTCTAAGGACGTTACAGACGAAAACGTTACACAAGTATACATAGACGGAGTTTATCAGTCTAAAGACAACTATACGACTTCTGGGACAACTATCACTTTTTCCACCGCACCTCCAAGTGGTAGCGCGATAGAAGTCGTACATTTTACGCCCGCAGTTTATTCAACATTGAATAGTAACCAGTTTACTGGCACAGGGTCGCAAACAGATTTCACTTTAACACAAGCCGTTGAGGAGGATAAATCTTTTGTATTTATACAAGGTATATACCAAGAAAAAAGTACCTATAGTATATCTGGTACAACACTTACATTTACAACTGCTCCGCAAAACGGCTATACTGTTGAAGTTATAACTGTTGGTGCTGTTTCTGTATTTAATGACACTATTTATTTAGATAATTTTAGCGGAACAGGATCACAGGTTAATTATACTCTTTCAGCAAGCCCATCTAGTGAGAATGCTATTGATGTTTATATTAATGGATTGTATCAGCAAAAAGATACATTTAGTTTATCTGGAAGTACATTAACATTTTCAACTGCCCCCCCAAACGGTTCAACTATAGAAGTTAAGTCAACAGCGGGGTTGAATAATGTTGCTGTTAATAGTACAATGAATGCAGATTCATTTACTGCTAATGGTACTACAACTGATTATACACTATCAATTACACCTTCAAGTTTAGATTCTGTTGATGTATTTTTAAATGGTATATATCAAAATCAAAGTAATTTAAGTTTAACAGGTAATGTATTAACATTTTCAACTGCTCCTGTAAATGGTACAGCTATTGAAATTAAATCAATAGGCGGGCTACAAAATGTGACAGCAAGAAACAATGATGTTGTAATAGTGTCTTCTAATACAACCGCTGTTAAAAATACATTGTATGTATTAACCGCAAATGTGACTTTAACCTTGCCTGCTTCACCAACTAATGGTGATAGTATTAAGGTTTCAAATAGATCAGGAGTTGCAACTTGTGTTATAGCAAGAAATGGAGAAAACATAATGGGCAGCGCAACAGATTTAACAATAGATAAATTAAACTCTGGATTTGAGCTTATATACGCTGGTTCTGCACAAGGGTGGGTATTAATAGGCGTTGAAGGGGCATAAATAAATAAATTATGAGTAATTTTTCAGATTTTTTTCCAGCAGCAGGAAGTGGTGGAGGCGGTGGATATAAAAATGTTGTAAAATATACAACAAGCACTACGGTAAACCCTGCAACAGAATTGGGTATTGAAGATGGAGGCACAATAGGCTATTTTATGATAGGTGGCGGTTACAATGGCGCTACTGACTCTTATGGTGGAAATGGTGGAAGAGGCGGTAACTTTTTAAGCGGTACTGTTTCTATAACAACAGCTTCAACTGATTTAACTCTTGTAATAGGAGCCTCTAATGGTGGGAATACAACATTAACTGTAAATGGTACAACTTTAACAACTGCTAACGGAGGGTATACTGGAGCTGGAGCAGATAACCATGTGAGAAGTGGGAATGAATCGGTTATGGCTGGAGCAACAAATGGGATTAACGGTTATGGACACGGAGGTGCTTCAGCAAGTAATTTTGGAGGGCAGGCACAGGGTCCTTCTGGAGGTGATGGATGGGGACATGGTGGTGCTGCTGGAGGAACAGGTGGTACTGGAGCAATATTAATATATTACTAAGATGGCAACATATTTTAAAATAGAAAACAACACGGTAATAGATGCTATAGTAGCTGAATCTTCTTTTGTGTCAAATTTAACTGGAAATTGGGTTCAAGCTCAAGATGGGTTTACTATAGGAGACATATATGAAAATAACAATTTTTCAAAAGCTCCTTCGCCTCAATTAACTGAACAAGATGCTAGAGAATGGAGAAATCAAGAATTGCGAGCTACAGATTTCATAGTTCCATTAACAGATTTTCCAAATCACGCAGCTTGGATAACTTACAGACAAGAATTAAGAGATTGGACAGCAACAGAAGATTTTCCAAATACAAAACCAACAGCACCAGCTGAATTATAAATTGTAATTTTGCACTATGGCATTAACAAAACTAATAACAGATTTAATTGACGGTTCTTTAGGAACAGACTGGCAAGCTACTCCAAAAACAGCAAACTTTACAGCTGTTGCCGGAGAGGGTTATTTTGTTAATACCACAAGCACTGCAATTACTGTAACACTTCCAAGCAGCCCAACTGCTGGCGATGAATTAACTATTGTAGATTATGCAGGTACTGCTGATACTAACAATATCACAATAACGTCGAGTGATAATATTAATGGCTTATCTGATGATGTAAAAATAGATTACGAAAGAGGCGGAGTATCTATAGTTTACGTGGATGCTACTCAAGGGTGGATAGCTTATAATGCCGCTAATGAAACTGCTAATGCTTTAGGGGGAGATATACCGCTTACTGTTGATTATTTGGTAGTTGCTGGGGGTGGAGCTGGTGCTGCTTATATTGGAGGTGGTGGAGGAGCTGGTGGTTTGCGTACATCTTACACAAACTCATCATCATTAAATGGGCATAATGAATCAAGTTTAAATTTAAATACAAGTTCGACATATGCAGTTACTATAGGCGCTGGAGGAGCTGCTGGAGCTGGTAGAGTACAGGCATCTAATGGATCTAACTCTATTTTTACGACAATAACATCTACTGGCGGAGGTGCTTCTGCTTCTGGGGGTGGTGGTACAGAATCACAAGCGCAAAATGGTGGATCTGGAGGAGGTGGTAGCTCAACACAATCCACAGCTGGATCTGCTGTAACATCTCCTGTTATTCAAGGATATTCTGGAGGTACTGGAGGTGATTCTCCAAATAATTATCCATCAGCTGGTGGTGGAGGGGCTGGAGAAATTGGTGAATCTACTACATCATCATCTCAAACTGTAGGAGCTACTGGAGGGGATGGTTTAGAGGTTAATATTACTGGTGGAACTGGAAATTATTATGCTGGTGGTGGCGGTGGTTCTATTGCAAACTATTCTGGTGGATTAGGTGGATTAGGAGGCGGAGGAAATGGTGCCGGGTATGGTACTGTTGGGAATTGCCTTACGCCAGGTACATCTGGATCAGCTAATACTGGTGGAGGTGGAGGTGGTGGAAGTTCTGTAACTACAAGTTCTCCGACTGGTTCGCTAACAACTGGAGGCGGCTCTGGAGTAGTTATTATTCGTTACCCAAACGCCTATACAGTTACAATAGGAGCCGGATTAACTGGTACAACCACAACAGACGGATCAGACAAAGTAACAACATTTACAGCTGGAACAGGAACAATATCATTTAGTTAATAAATAAAATATGGGATTTACTAAAGCCACTGGTGATTATATTGACCAGACAACACTTACCGAAATAAGCGCTGGGATAGACTGGCAGGCTACCCCTAAAACAGCAAGCTTTATAGCTATAGCAGGTGAAGGATATTTTATTGATACTACGAGTGCTGCAATTACAGTTACATTACCAAGTTCACCTACAGCTGGTGATGAAGTTTCTATTATCGATTACGGGCTTAATGCTTCGACAAATAATATTACAGTAACATCGAGTGATAATATAGAAGGTGCTACTGATGATTTAGTATTATCTACAAATAAAGTATCAAAAACATTAGTTTATTCAGACGCTACTAAAGGCTGGTTAGTTGCTAATGAAGTAGCTGGAGTTGCAGCTGTACCAGATTTAACAGTTGATTATTTGGTAGTAGCTGGAGGTGGCTCTGGCTCTGGATCACACGGAGGTGGTGGAGGTGCCGGGGGCTTGAGAACTTCTCATGGAAATACATCCGGTGGGGGTTCATCCGCAGAAACATCTTTATCCTTAGCTACTGCAACAAATTACGCAGTAACCATAGGCGCTGGTGGATCAGCACCATCCCCTGGTGGATATAATGGAAATTCTGGTTCTAACTCTGTATTTTTTACCATTACGTCAATTGGAGGTGGATGGGGAGAATATTTTAACGCTAGCGGTGCTGGTTCTGGAGGATCAGGAGGGGGTTCATCTTATGGACATCCTGGTGGCTCAGGAACTGCTAATCAGGGTTATGCAGGGGGTAATGGAATATCAAACTATCAACATGGAGGTGGAGGTGGTGGAGCATCTCAAAACGGATATAATAATACATCATCAGCTGGAGGTAATGGTGGTAATGGTTTAGCTGTTTCTATAACTGGAACTGCTACTACTTATGCTGGTGGAGGTGGTGGTGGTATAAATACAGCGGCAAGTGGAACCACACCTGGTTCTGGTGGAACTGGAGGTGGAGGTAGTGCTACTACTGGAACAGGACAATCTGGTACAGGAAATACTGGAGGTGGGGGTGCTGGCGGTTATTATACTGGTTCATCCTCTCCTGGGGGATCTGGCGGTTCCGGAATTGTAATATTACGCTATCCAGATTATTATGATATTACAGTAGGGTCTGGATTAACAACTGGAATATTAAACAGCAGTGTAGGATCTGGAGAAAAATACACTACATTCACAGGAGGAACAGGAAATATAACATTTGGGGCAGCATAAATAATAAATAATAAAATATGGCTCATTACGCTTTTTTAAACATGCAAAATATCGTCACCGAGGTGATAGTCGGCAAAGACGAAACAGATGGACCAATAAACTGGGAAATACATTACGGTAATATACGTGAGCAAGTTTGTAAACGTACATCTTACAATACAAGAGGAGGAGTTCATTCGGAAGGCGGAGTTGCCTTTAGAAAAAACTATGCAGGAATTGGCTATAGCTATGACGAAGTTCGAGATGCATTTATTCCTCCAAAACCATTTGATAGTTGGATACTAAATGAAACAACTTGTTTATGGGAAGCGCCTGTTGAATACCCAACAGACGGGCAACTATATTCTTGGAATGAAGAACTAGGAACTTGGGATTTAATAACAGAATAATATGGCACTAACTAAAGTAACAGCAGCAGTAATAGAACCAACGGCTGTAATAGATAATATTTCAAACGGATCTATTGATTCAGCTAAGATTGCTGATGATGCAATTGTAACAGCTAAGATTGCTGATGATGCAGTTGTTGCGGCTAAAATTGCTGATGATGTTGTATCTTACGAAAAAATTGATAATGAGTTTACAACGTCTTCAGTATTAACAGCAGGTGCAACTGTTGATGTTGATTTTGATGCTGCTCAAGTATTTACATTAACTCCAGATCAAAATACAACTTTAAACATAACAAACCCAAAAGTTGGTATTACAAAATCAATTATTGTTACTGGCGCTGGTGGTTCATATACATTAGCATTTACCGTTGGCGGTTCAGCAGGAACATTCAATTTAATTAATGGTGAATACGATGATACGGCGGCTACAAAAAACTTTATTCAAATATTTTGCGTAAGTGCAACAGAATTTTGGTATTCAATTTCACAAATAGCTTCTTAATATGTTTGGACAATCATTTGTTTTTGGAAGTATTGCTGGAGGCGCTGCAGTTACATCTTATCTCGTAGTTGGCGGTGGAGGTGCTGGGACTGGTGCTTACAATGATTATGGAGGTGGCGGAGGCGGAGGCGGAGATGCTAAGGTTTCTGCTGAAGGATTCACTTTTACTGAAGGAGTAACTTACACAATAACAATCGGTGGTGGAGGTTCTGGAAATGGAAGCAATGGAACTAATTCAAGTTTAATTGGAACTGGTTTAAGTGTGACTGCAAACGCTGGTACTGCTGCTCAAAATGGTGCGCCATCTTCACCAAGATGGAGATATGGTGGTGATTCACCAAATTATAGTGGTGGTAATGGTGGCACTCCCCCAGATCCAAATTTTCAAAGTTACCGAAGAAAAGTAGGTGGCGGCGGTGGTGCTGGTGCATCTGCTGCTGGAGGAAATGGTTCTTATGGTTCCACAGGTGGCGGTGTAGGTTCCGGAGGTGATGGAATATATTCGTTTATCACTGGTACTGAAATAGGATATGCTGGTGGTGCTTATGGTGGAGGCGGTGCTGGTTATTCAAAGCATACTTCTAATTTTGGTGCGGGTGCTTCTAGTTCTAATTATTGCGCTTATGACCCGGGGGGAGCTTGTGGATATAACGCTCCAGCAAATCGTGGAGGAGGTGGCGGTGGTCAGTATTATGGGAGTACTACTGTTTATTCTGGTGGTTCAGGAGTGGTTATTTTATCAATTCCGACTTCACAATATTCGGGAACAACAACTGGAAGTCCAACCGAAACAATTTTTGAAGGAAACACGATTTTAACATTTACCGGAAGCGGTTCTTACACGCATTAATTATGGCGCATTTTGCAAAACTTGATGAAAATAATATTGTAACTGAAGTCGTTGTTGTAAATAATAATGTACTTCTTAGAACAGACGGAACAGAATCTGAATACAAAGGAAAGGTGTTTTTGAACGGGTTATTAGGCAATGCTACTTGGGTACAAACTTCTTATAATGGAAATTTTAGAAAACAATACGCTGGGGTTGGTTACGCTTACGATGAAACAAATGATGTTTTTATTGCATTACAACCCTTCAATTCTTGGATATTAGACGAAAACTTTGATTGGCAACCACCAATACCAATGCCAATGGACGATAACTTGTATGAATGGGATGAAGAAACATTGTCTTGGAATTTAATAGCTGAATAAAATATAAATGGCACAAACTAAAATAAAAGCTGGATTATTTGAAGGCATAATCGGAAATGGCGCTGATGGATATTTTTTAATGTCCAACGGAGATGGCACTATGACCTGGACTTCTATTATTATTAATCCTACCATTACTAGTATAGCTTACCCAGGTTCAGTTACAGCAGCAGATCCAGCTGGAGGCGAAACTATTACAGTAACTGGAACAGGTTTTAAAACCGGTGCTACGGTAACTATTGGTGGAACAGC